AACAACATGTCGCCTTCGCAAACTATGTTCCAGTTTTGCCCCTCCTGCTCACTTCGAGACGGGACTTCTATAATTACATGCCTAGCCAACCATTCAGCCTCGTCTTGCAACACCCGCCAAACGTGCTCCTCAGTCCCCCTTCCGGGCTGACCTCTGGATTGGTTAAACCTTATGCGGTATTTCACGCGGGCTTTCTAGGCCACGCCGCAGCTTCAGGAAATCCTGCTTGAGAACGGATGCTACGAAGTTCTCTGCGATACTCTAGCCACTCTTGGCGGGTTTCGTTAGACATAGGCACATCTGATAAAGCAGACCAATCAGACTCTCGTAGAAGCTGCTTAGCCTTTTCCCATGTAGTTTCCGCTGGGCTAGACTGTGCTACTTCCGCTGACGAGCCTTCTACTTGCACCCAACCTTGATCTGCGTAGGCTTCACCCAGCCACGACAAATCCCCAATACGCTCTTGGATATTTTGCATACCGAATATAGGCCCCCAATCACTTGGAAGAGGACCGACTTCGCTTAGTGGTTCGTTTGTTGATAGCCTTTTTAGTTGCCACATTTTCTTTCTCCATTTTTACTAATTTTGTTTCAACTTTCCCTATATTTTTTTGGCTTTTTAACGCGGGGGCGCCTGTGCCAAGCGACATAGAGTTATTTAGCGATTCAGAAAACGGAGGGAAACCATTTAGCCTTTCTTTCTCTTCTTCGCTTATTTCCCGCCAACCGCGCCAGCTTGAAAAATCATTTCTTGGCTGTACATTTATGTGACACCCTATATTTGCCGCAAGTTGATTTATTAACTCGACCACCTCAACAGGCTGGTACACATTCCAAAGATATCCACCACAGACTCCGCGCATAGATATTTCCGTTATGCCGCCACCTGCGTTTCCTATAGTTATAGCTTGAGCACGGTGGTCTTCGCTACTTAAAGACTTTAGCTGCCGCTCTTTCATTTTCCGTTGTATTTCTTTGTCTAAATCTTTCTCGTTCATTATTGGTCGTTCCACGATATGTTTATCTGCCCACCGCAGCTTACGGTTACTGGGAAGCAGCCAGCAGACACTGCAACACCGTTGAAAGTTGCCGGAGTGCCTGCGTTGCCGGGGTTACCCGCTCCGCTTCCGGGATTCCCTGCTCCCCCACCTGCTCCCCCACCACCGCCGGAAGATGCTGCCGCGCCGGGGCCACAAAGCCCGACCCTACTGTACGCCCCGCCAGAACCTCCACCGGCCCCCCCTCCGCCCCCAAGGGTTGTGTTTGCATCTCCACCCACGCCATTTTGACTGGGTTGACTTACAGTCCCACAAGCGCTTATTGATCTTCTGCCTCCACTTCCTCCAGTGCCACCCCCGCCAACCGAGCCGTTTGAGCTGTTCCCTGCGAGACAACCCGGCTGTCCGGCCACGGGATAAGCTGCGTTAGAACACCCTCCTCCAGCACCTCCACCACCCGCAGCTCCGCCTTGAGCGGAATTAGCCCAGATCAATATAGGGGCGCAACACGGCGGAGGTGTAACTGTAGAAGTGGCGCCCATACCGACGCCTCCCATAGCACCTCCCGCTGGGCCGGGGGTTTGGGCAGTGCCCCCCGGCGATTGCGGGCCGTTATAGTTGTAATTAACATATGCGTTCATGGCAACTCCCGTTGCCCCGGGGTTGCCTATAGGCCCGTTGCTTCCCCCTGCCCCGCCAGTTCCGCCAGTTCCGCCTGTCCAGTTTTGCCCTAAAGCCGAAACCACTCCTCCCGAATTACCCGAATTTCCCGGTCCGCCGGGAGCGCCAGTTGGAACGCCTGCACTACCCCCAAAGCCTTTACCAACCCCTCCCGGGGTGGCGGATAGCGCAAAAGGCACGGGGCCACCGGGGCCACCGCTACCGCCACACCCGTCTCTTCCGGGGTTGCCCGGATTGCCCGCGTTCCCTGTGCCTCCGTTGCCGGCAAGACTGACAGTAGTAAGCCCCGCAACAACCGTAAAGGTGCCGGGCGCATTAAATGTCTGGCATCCGGCCTCTACCGCTATGCCTCCAAACAACCCTACTTTTCCTGATCCTATAGGCATAAATCACCTTTTTTAACAGTAGACTCCAAACCCAAAGAGTTTCTTAAATCAAATTTGTATCCAGAATACGGGCCGTTTTTATCCACATAATGAAGCATAAATTGCACGTTTAACTGGCCTTTAGGTAGCGGGCTTCTCCTGTGAACAACCTCGCACCCTTTATAAATTATTGCGTCACCCGGCTCAAGAAGGTGTTCTACCACTTTTCCGGCGTATTCTGTGTAAATCGGCCAAGGCTTGCCCGTGCATGCCACGTTTACTGTAACGCTTATTTCGCATGACGGCCTATCTATATGAGGCAATAGCTCCTCGCCTTCTTGGTATACCCGAGAAAAAGAGTACGTTGGTATAAGTTCTAAGCCTGTCTGGCTTTCTATTTCTTGTGTACATCCAGCTAACAATACCTCAATTAACGGGTCCGCATAGTACTGAAGCCTGCTGGCCTGTTTTTCCTTTTTACACGTCTCCCTCCATTCGCCCCTGTTTATTTTATTTTCAAAATACATTGAGACAGTCTTTATGGTTTGGGAATCAATTAAACCAGATAACTTTTTGTACCCAGAGTCTTGGAAAAAATTACTCATAGTAAAACCAGCCGGTAACTATGTATTTAGAATTATCTCCATAAACAGGATTACCCCTGTGCGCATGAGTAAACGCAGCGGGCCAAAGCACCATCGTGTTCCCTACAGGGTTTATTCGTCTCTGCTGGTATAGAAATTCTGTTTCTCCGTTTGCTTCAGGGGCAAGTGTGTTTAGGTACAGCATATAGACCAGCCCGCGATTTGCTTGGTCGCCGTTGCCTTGCTCCCCATGCCACACATGATACCCTCCTCCTGTAGAAGTTTTTTGCATTTTCATATTGTTGCAATTTATTTTCACATCTTTAACAACAGAGAACTCGTTGCTGTAACTAGAAAAACATTTTTGCAGCCCATCAAAAAACAAATTTGTTGTATCCTCACCTTCAAAAGAATCGAAGTTTATGTTCTTACCGTTGGAGGAAATTTGATAATCGTCCTTACGGTGTTTAGTGGCGCCTTCCCCACGCTGTCTATCACTACCCGCGCCAAGATTTTGGTTTCGATCGAATTCAGAAATTAAATGCTCGCAAAACCCTTCAGGATAAACATCGGAAAATATGCCAATAAAATCTTTATATTCTTTTTTCATTTAAATTCTGGCCCCGTCACCCATGCCACTAGACTTTGGCGATTTCCTTTTGTAACTGGTGTAACTTGGTGCAACGTCCAAGACGGAAACGCCACTAAAAAACCACGTTCTTTTCTAACGTCTTCTGGCTTTCCGGAAGACAGTATTTGCAGTGTCCCCCCTTCATACTCTTCTGGGTCGGAAAGTTGCAAAACAATGGATAACTTTCTAGAAGCGTTTTTTGCCCCAAAGTCTTGATGCCACCCGTAACACCCCAAATTAGAACTAGAGTAATTTGTTAACTGTATATCTTCGCCGAATCCAAGCAAGTCAAAATTGTAATAGTCTCTATTTAACCTAGATACTATGTGACTTAGTTTTTCAAAAAACCATACACTTTCTGAATCTTTTTTTAACCAGCTTAAACTAGAGCGCCTGTCTTCACTCTCTACTCCCCCACCTATTAAGGCTTTTGTTTGTGCGTTTTTAGCTCTTTGCTGGAGCCAATCCAGCTCTTCTTTTGTAAACCCGTTTTCCCACCACACAGAAGGGGAAATGCTATCAGAATACGGTGTCAGCAAATGCTGCATCAAATAAACCTTTTTCTTTGCGACAAAATAAAGTGAATAAACTTTGTCGGGTTATCAGATTGGTTCGGTGTGATCATGTGCGGAAACCATGAGTTAAATAGCATCATTGTCCCCGCTTGCACGTTGTTAAAGTGTATCTGAGGCGTAGCCATTGTAACTTGGTCACTAGGCGCTGCCCACAGGTCTGCCATACGCTTACCCGGTCTTGGGTCATCAAATATAGGGTACGACCCGCCTTCCGGCACTTCTAAGAAATAAAACCCCGATACTTGACTATCCCCATGCACGTGCATGATGTTACTGCCGTTACATGCAAACTCCTGCCCCCACATCCCCGACACGTAAAACTCATACTCGTCGGTTAAATAACCCTGATCCTTTAAAATACTAACGCCCTTATCTCGAAAATAAGAGGTCAAGTATCCAAGATCAGGGTCATTCGCCATGTGCGTAGTCTGTTTGACTACCGATGGCTCCATTTGTTCATAGTATTTCTGGGTATGTTTTAGCGTTTCTTCCACCCACTCTGACCGCTCTTCACGGTATATAGGCGTTGAGAAATACGCATACGATTCCATTAACTATTTACAAAAGCTTCGAGCGTAGTCGCCATAGCGGTTATATCGGTAGCGCCAACAACAGACCCCGCCGCAGCCGTTTTATGGTTTTCCATAACGATATCTTTAGCCATACGCAATGCTTCGAGCTTGGCTCGCTTAGCGTCAGAGGCATTCTGGTTAGCCATTCGGTTATTATCTATTTGCGTTTGATAATCGACTTGGTTTTGTAACTCTTCTGGTAGTGCCATGTTAGTAGCCTCCTAGGCTGTCTTAAATTAGGATGTCGCTAAGTTTTTAGCGGGTATTGTTACATACCACGTTGTCCCACCGTCGGGGGAAAAGAAAAACCAAATATCTACATAGTTAGCTTCTGTGCTGCGGGAAATTGATCCGCCCGGATATTTAAATGTCCCGCCCGCTAAAACGACTGTCCTAGAGGCCGTGGCATCGTTAGTAAGAATTAGCGTGAACGACGTAGCCCTATTAGAGATACCGTTAGGGGTAGCCAACGTAAAGGTACAGTTGCCGGTTAGGGTCGCAGTAAATACGTTGCCGTCGTCGCAGTCAATGGTTTGCGACGTTCCAGTGTTACCAATAACAGCTACACGGTCAGAGAATACGCCAGACATAAAGCTTGAGGTGACATTAAATTCGCCAGTGCCTTTGGGGGCTATATCTAAACTTATATTAGTGTCGGTACCTGTGGCGGATAAAGACGGTTGGCCCCCAGTGGCGGCGTTTGCCAACGTAATTTCGTTAACCGCAGAGCCTGTAGCCGAAAACTTAAGTATTTCGTTGGTGTTTGCGTCGTTGATTCCCGTTGTTATTGCGGGACTAGTAAGCGCGGGGCTTACGTTAAATACAACAAGTCCTGAACCGGTTTCATCTGTTACCGCAGTAGCAAGGTTTGCGCTAGAAGGCGTGCCTAACCAATCCGCAATTCCTGCGCCGAAAGAAGTAATCCCCGTTCCACCGTTGGCAACAGGCAAGGTTCCGGTCACTTGGGTAGTCAGATCGACGTTGGCCAGTGTACCGCCAAGTGTGAGGTTGCCGGAGGTAGTTACAGTGCCAGACAGGCTAATCCCGTTAACTGTGCCCGTACCACCGACACTTGTTACTGTGCCGCCACTAGCGGCTGTGGGGTTAGCATTAAAGACCGCAGCTCCTGCGCCTAAACCGTCCGTAACGATCATGACCTTAGCGCCGCTTGGAATGTCTACCGTAGCACCTGAGCCTTGCTTGATCGTAATAATCTGGCCGCCAGAAGTAAGGTTGTCGATAATCCACACTTTAGATATTGTGTTTGGGCCAAGCGTAACCACGCGAGTCGCTGTTAGCGATACCGCCGAAGTAAACGCGAGTAAAAACGAACGGGTGTCGTCTGCCGTGCCGTCAGGCATTGTAAAGGTTTCATCGGCGTCTGCGGCTAGCTGCTTAGTACCTGCGCTAAAACCGTCAGTAATCAGCTCAAGGTTAGTATTGGTACTGGTGCCCCACGTGCCGTCTTCATCACCCGTGGTGATCTCCTTGAGGCGGAGGTTGTTTACATAAGTAGCCATTAGGTTTCTCCAGTACTTATACTAGTGTACTGCCACCGGCAGCGGGTATTGTAGTCGCGTAAATCGTTGTATTCTGTCGTAAGTTTAGTGCTTCGCCACAATCTGAGCAAGTATCGGAGCTTAGTTCAGTCTCGTCTACATCATACCCGCAATTATGGCATACCACTTCAATTTCATGCTTAGGGTCTATTGTATCGCCCAAGGTTTTTGCTTCGTTTAATATTTTCATGCTGCTATCTCCGTCCAATTAGCGTCGCCGCCCGGAACTATTTGACTCCAAACAAGAACTGTTGCGACTTGTCCTGTAGCTTGTACTCCTGTAACGGAGACTATACCTTGTCCATTTTCAGAAGTTTGACCAAGTATTACTGTGCCCGTAACGCTCGTTACGTTAACTGCTTGGATTAAGTCTACCGTAACACTGCCCAGTGCAGACGTTGCTTGTAGGCCGGTTTCCGTGACTATTGCGTCTGCTGTGACGCTTACCGTGCCTAGAGCTGTAGTGCCTTGAACTCCAACGAGATTTAATGACACACCTTGTTGAACACCGGACGTGCCTAAAGCGGTAGTGCCTACCAAGCCCGTGACATTAACGGTAGCGTCTGCTGCCGCAACGGAGCTGCCCAGTGCTGTAGTGCCTTCAACCCCAGTGACCGAGAATACAGCGGTGCCCGTAACTGTCGGGTTACCAACCTCCCCCGTAGCGGAATTACCTAAAACTAGGCCGTTCTTATCGCCTTGTACTACGGTATTGCCAACTACAAAGCTAGCGGTAACTCCTGTAACGGCTACATTCGTCGCAAAGCCTTCAATTACGGTTACGGAACCGACTTCACCTGTAGCGATTGGCAGGGTATTACCTTCGCCCCACGAATCTGTACCCCAAGTGCTGAATCCCCAACCGGCTAGTGGGACCGTAACGTCAGTCATAGCAGTGCCTAAGCAATACGGATTATAGCGTTGCTCGCGTCAGCCGCTGGGAAGACAATAGTAAAGTCACCCGCCGTAGAAGTTTTATCCGAACCGAAGTCTAGTACCGCTACCGCAGGGTTAGTGCCAGCGTTCGCCAAGTAGATAAGCGCACCACGAGCAGTAATAGTTGCCGTAGAGAACGTGAGATCGGCAAAGTCCAAGAACGCTGTTGTGCCGCTCGAAGCTGGATTTGCTGAAATAGTCAGCGTACCCCCACCTGCGCTGTAACCTGTTCCTGCAACCTCGTTAGTAGCAGAATACGCAGTAGTGGTTGCGCCTAGCGTAGCTGAAGACGTGTAAAGGGCCAGTTTAAAGACTTGTGTTGTGCCGCTGCTAAAGTCGAAGGTTCCGTCAAGAATATCGACCTTGAATGATGTTGCCATAGCTTGTGAAATAGCCATTTTACTTTCCTCTTTAAATTAACGCGGGGTTATACGGAGTTGACCAGAACGGTACATATCTTCCCGCATCTTGCCGTCCCCTAAGTTTTTGAGTAGCGCCATAGCGTCTACGTACATCTTCTGGTACAAGGCTAC